GCCCACTTTCTTTTGCAGTTGCGCGGTAGCGCAGTATGATACTTATGATAGGATTCTCTGGATGCTTCAACTGAACTTGCAACAAAGTCTTTTCATTTGTAGGATCTTTGTCTGGTTTTTTGTAGCCTAGTCTGTTATATAAGTATTGTGATACCTGCTTCGGGCTGTTAGGATTTAACTCATCGCCAGTCAGTAGCTTTGTAAAACGTAGCAACTGCATCTGGTAACGGTCGTTGTGCTTGATGATGTCTATAAGTTTGTCCTCATCATAGCGTATACCTTGAAGCATCGCAGTCAAGTACGGTACAACACTAGCGTTTACTTGTTCGATACTCTCAGTCGCACGAAAGTTCTCAGCAGTTTCATCTATGTTAGGCATGAGTAATGCCATAGTAATTACGTCCTTAGCGTTGTATTCGTAAAGAGATTTCTGCTGATCGTAGTTCTTTGGCTCAAAGATACCTTCGTTTTTGTGGTACGGTTGATCTGTATATAAAGATATGCAATGCCCCAGTGATTTTTCTACTTCAGGGAATAGCCTGTGATGCGCTAGCATTGTATCATAAACGCGACGAGGCGCAGGGATGCCGTACTTGTACGCTAAGACAAACAGATCAAACAAAGAGTTGTGTATTACTACAGTATTATCTCTGAAGGCAACTGCTAGCGCACGAAGTATTCTAGGTGTGTCCTCATAGTAGTAACCTGCAAACGCAGATGTTACCATAGGTACACACCATGCGCGTTTGTAGTCAAACGAAAACCCAAAGCAGGTCATCTCTAGGTTACGGTTTGTTTCTATGTCAAAGAAAAGATTTTCGTCTTTTGTCTCAGTTAAAACTTTGACAACTTCATCTGCGCGGGGCCATAAGATATGTTCAGACTTAACTATTATGGGTGGCGTTGTTAAGTAGCCTACGGCCTTTTTTAAATCTCTTGCCATCCAAAACCTACGATTAGGTCGCTTGGTGTGACCGTGTCGTCCTTTATCATCACCAGCTTTATTGTCTGCCGTATCGTTTGGATTAAAGTATGCTTGTCTGTCGATAGCTTCTTGCGGTTCAAACGTTGCTATATATGTTATGCCGTTGTTTACCCACGGGCAACCGCGTTGTTCTTGTATGGAAACTCCTGTCTTATATATCTCCAGAGCTTTCTGGCCTAGTAATAAAACTACGCGAGTCTCAGAACGTAGTTTTAACTCACCGTTAACGAGCGCATCTGCCAGAACTATATCGCAGGCTTGCCTTGGTATCGTAAGTGAGTTGTTGAAAATCTGCCCAGCATATCCGCTGAGTAATTGTGCGCGGTCAAAACGCGACGGCTTGCCAAGAACTATGGTAAGCCCCTTGTATGGTAGCTTGGCTTCTTGAAAACGTACAGTCTCTGGCATATTAGAATATAAAATATGTAATACGTAGGCGATCAAATGCAGGTCTAACTCAACATAAACCCTCCTACCATCTTAATAGGTAGTGTGTACCTACGTATTACAATTACGTTAGCTTATTGTATGCTCTTCGTTTGGTCGAATCACATCTAACAGGCGATAGTTAGTCGATTGTACGACTTCACCGTCGTCATTTACGATAGGAGTACCATCGTCAGACTTCATGTCTCGCTGTTCCGTTACTAACGTAATGTCTGCTGCCAGACCGGCATATTGATCTACGTTGGGATCGTCTGTGTCTATAGAAGACGGCAGATTAAGAACCTTGTGTAGCTTCTTCATCTTCTTCAGCGTAATATCCATAGCCTTTTCGCTGAATGACCAGTATTCGCGGAACTGTAAGCCTGCGATACGCACGCTGCTACCGTCAATGTCTACTGACTCAGGAGCTACTAACTCCCATTGCAGTACGATCATAGGCGAACCGGCTTTGCTGTTGGTGAACTCAGCCTCTATGATACGAGCTGAGTATGTGTCTTTCTTCAGATAAGGACGACCCCCATCTGATACTTCGTCTAGGTTAATAATAGCCATAACGTTTTAGGTTTTTACTTTTAACTAGGATTTCTTTTCGTTTTTTCCGCTAGCCAAATCCGTGCTGCTAGCTGCTACATCCGATGTAGCATCATTAGTGGGAAATATTGCGCTAGATAACTTGTCTAGCATAACAATTATATAGAGTCCGATAGCCTCTGACTTACTTACGTCAAGTGCTTTTGATAACTCATCCGTTTCATCATGCGCTGCCGTGCAAACTTTGGCCATGAACTGCTTGTACTCTTCGTATTCTTTTTTTCTACTCATCGTTCGATGTATTCTGTTAGTTGTTCTACCGTGTCAATATTAGCTACTGCTAAAACATTTATTAAGCGACCTAGCTTAATGTTCATATTTGTTTCGTACTCATTCATCGGCCTACCATAGGCTTTCTGTAAGTCTCGTATAATGTCGCGCAAGTATAATCCTGCTGGCCATTTAAGTTCTACTGCATCAACAATATTTGGCATATCATCCATTGCAACTTCTATGTCACGCTTTGCTGAATTAAGTTCAGAGATCGCGTTCTCTAATACAACAAACAATTCGTCTACCGCTTTTTTATTATTTGTCATTGTAGTATTTCTTCGCTGTTTCAATAACGCTGTTCAAGTCGTTTGGTATATACTGATCTTTGAACATATCCAAAGGAGTCTTAGCAGATGTGATACCGTCAGTATTCGTTTGAAACATATACGATATCTTACCGTCTTTATCTGCCTTGGCTTCTGTGAAAAGTACCATAAGGAACTCTTTCTCGATACAGCCTTCATGCTGTTTGCCTTGAACCTTTACGCGACGTACGTTATACGCATTTCCGCTAGGCTGTTCAACTTGTACGATCTCGTCAATAGCTGTAAAGACTACTATTGCGCGACTGTTCTTTGTTTTGTCTAGCATCATACGTATCGTGCGGTTATAGTAAGACCATACATCAAAGCCCTTGAAAGATGATTGCGCTAAGGCAATCAATACTTCTACGTACTTTGTGAATGATTCAATTACGATCACCTCGCACTTCTCATCAGCCAACGCAGCGTCTAGCGCAGTATCGAAGGCTTTTACTGTAGCGCAGCTTGCTACTTTAAAAGCACCTGCGTTTCTGAACGGTAGACCTTTACGCTCTAGGTCTATGATGTGGGTTTTTTCTGGTGGTAGGTTACGTAACGATGTGGACTTGCCGCTACCGCTAGCACCTACTACACCTATAATAGGTTTACTCATTTGTGTCTTGTTCTTCTATGTAGTCTCTCAACCTTTGGTTTTCTACCATAAGATCAACAACTTTTCTACGCAGTACAAAAAGGTAGTGCCATTGATCTATAATCTCTTCCTCAAAACAGTCTAGCAACTGAGCCGCCGTCATACGATCTAAGCCTTTAGTACCGTCTGGATTGTGTTCTTTCATGCCAGCATTAAACTTTAGTTTTGCTAGCCTATTGAAACGTTCGTGTGAAGCGTCTCTTATTTCTTCATCGTTTATCATGTTTGGAATTGTAATGGGTCGTACGTGTTTCTTGTAGTGAATGTAGTGCCTATGATAGTCTCACGATCTTCTGCCCGTGGCGTAGTGCAAACCGGCGAGAAGTTACAAGTGCCGAACTTAGTTTCGCAGCAAGTAAAGTTAGGAAGAAACACATTCTCTGGCGTTTCACCATCATCTACGACACGGCGTATGCCAGCCATAAAAGACTTAACTACCGTACGCACATGATTCTCAAACTCGGTAAGCACATGATCTGGGAACGTAATAAGCGTTGACCTACGAAACTTATTGCGCCCACTACGCGACAGAAAGATGCCGTTGATAACAACCGAACGATCTTCGTCGGGAAACAAGTGTTTGTATACCATAGTATACATCATCATCTGCGGTGAGTTATAGTAGCTATCTAGGTAACGATCAACTGCTGTTAGTGATGTCGTCTTGTGATCTACGAGAACAGGCATACCGTTAAGTGTACCTATCATGTCTATCGTACCGCACAACACAACATCAATACGCTCGCCATCTGTGTCGTATGGTATAGCGAAGCGTTGCTCTAACATCGGGCCTTCGTCAGACATATCTGGCTTGAGTCCGTCAAACTTTTCGTATGTTGAAAAGTATTGTGTTAGCGTAGCTGCGAGATGACCGGCATCG